AACTTTGACCATGAAGCGATGACTGATACCGTTGGCGCTGTCTGGGTTTAGCCCCTTGTCGCTCGTGCCAAACGGAATACTATTCCAGAAGTCATCGTTAGCAAGGCTGTCATCGAGCATTGCACCGTCTTGTATAATCTGGAGATCCATCCCTGCACCGGCAATGACGACCACCCCGTCCCAAATCTCCTCATCAACCCCGTTTGTTCCTTGGAGTATCGAGCCATCATAGAGATGCTCGCTAGCTGATTGGTCAATGTTATACGCACCGAGCAACTTGATAATGTTATCGGTTGATCGATCTGACGGCGTAGCGCTCGTGATGTCGATATTGTCGCCACTTACCGCGACACTGGCATCGTCTGCAATATCTTGCAGGAACCTATGTAGTTCTAAGACTGTGTAGTAGCCTGCGCCAGTAGCGGCGTGGGCTGCGCCAACATAGCGAATGTCACCACCAGTTGTAATCGTGAAGTCGTCTGCAATAGCCATGAGTGTTACCTCTTTGGTTGAGCCGTCCGCTCAACTGGTTGTTTACCAAGAATCGTTTGGTTATGAATAAACTAACGAGAGTCTATTATCCCAAACATTATCAAACAATAGATCCCCGTCAGCAAATCCGCTCTCTGTTATGTCGCCGTCCGCGTCAAGAACTAATTTACGTACTTTCCATACACCTGCAGATGTTGCACCTGCGCCTGGGGCCGACCAAGCCGTATAGTACGTGGTATCCCCACTTAGGGGTGTATCAACAATTTCGTCCAGTAACTTACGGAAATTCATTGAGAGATCCTCTGCATTCAAACCTGGGGCTCCCGCAGGACCCGCAGGACCCGCAGGGCCCTGAGCACCATAATTGCCTATAGTTACAGCAATTATATCCTCTGGGATAGTGGCTATAGAAGCCTGTGCATCAGGTATTACTACAGCCGCTGCTTCGGCTTGTATGACAACAACCGATTGGTCTTGTTCAGAAGTGATGGCTTCCGGAAGACTAGAGGTGACTAGGACGGTTGTTTCGTCCTGTACAGTGGTTATATCGTCTGTCATGTAGTGGTGACTTCCTGCTCAACAGATACACTGCCAGACAGGAGTTTCGTCACCACGTCGCTGGGGGAGACCATTTCTAGGTCGTAAACGCCCTTTTTCCATGTAATTGCGGCTGTATCCGCAGCGGTAATAGTTAGCGTTATAGTCTTAGCGACATTGTCGAGCAAAATCCTACTGTTGGCAGTAGTAAGCGGGAGGAGCTCAGTACCACCGATTTTATCTTTTATGGACATTCTGGCTGTGTAGCTAGCCATGTCCGTAGGGGTGTTGTATTGGACATAGCCCCCACTTGTATAAGCCTTGTAATCCGCAGCATTGACTGTATTAAGTTCGATTGTGTCAGAGTCCACAACCGTAGCTCTTGCGTAGTCTTTATCTTTCGGTGGATTATTCTTGGAGTTAATCTGGGTCATGCCCTTTACGGACACAACAGTCACTCGCCAACCATCCGGAACGCCGTGAGATACGCACGTAATACTAGCGGGGGCTTGCTTAGCTACACCAGTAATGGATTTATATACAATTGGCGCGGATTCCCACCGCAAAGCCTTGTCGAAAGTTTTCCCCTGCTGGATAACGAGATCAGATGCCGCCATACCTCACCACCCTCGGTTTATGTTTATAACGCTCTTTTTCGCCTTTAGATAGGCTGCAATACGCCATAAAGTCCGACTGCTCCTGATTAGCCCGAGTCATGTCGAAAGTTTCGGCGTCCTGTTTCCGGTAAGCAAGACCCTTCATCCATTTCAAAAAATGATAATGATGGTGTTCAGCTACTCCGGTAAACGACTGCCCTCCGTCAGTAATAGTGCTGAGAGGTAAACGCTCAAGTAGGAATCGCACGGTATAGTCTTGGTCAGGAATTGGATACCAAGATACCAAGCTATCTTGCTCGCCTGTTACCATGTATCGAACTTTACCTACAGTAGACGGTAAGTTGAGCCTACGAAGAACTCCGTAATCTTCATCTGTGAGGGTGTGGACGTCCTGAGCATTGATTATGGAGACGTCCTCTCCAGTAGCGACCAAGCTCGCCTGCCTGAAGCGTAAAATTTTATCACTAACTTCAGATGTAGGTTCACCGTTTAGTGCTGTAATTTGAGTGGCATCAGATGAGAAGTCGCTAATACCACCAGTCAGACGGACAAACATAAAATACGCATCGTTCATGTATACGTAGACTTCTTCATCAGACCATAGATACGGTCGTACCGTGTCTACGACGTCTGATCTAAAGAGATCATATAGTTCATCTGACGTAGCCATGTCCTATGCCACTCGCTGCTGCTGGTATGTTAGCCAGACAGCATCTCGATCCTTATTGAAGACTTCAAACCCGGTAATCGCTTGTAAGCGTTTGGAGTTAGGTAGGCCCGAGGCCGTAAAATCCCCTCGTTCATTCCTACTAGCAAGCTGCTTGATAGCGGTCATGAGTTTGTCGTCTCTCTGCTCGGGAGTCAGGGGGATTACTTCTTTTTCCTCGTCTTCTAAAACGTCTATCCGTTCGCCAACAGGCTGCGCCCCAATAGCTACCGCATCAGGTACTACAGAAAGTGGAATCCAAGAGGGCTCGTCCGCTTCGAACCTAATAGTATGTCCTTTAGTAGTCCGTAAAATGTGGTCTCGGTGTAAAGTGTACATAGGCATGTGCGACTCCTTCAGTCAGATAGAAAACGGCGGGGGTACTCACCCCCGCCGCCAGTGCAGACTATTTAGGAAATCTGCACTTCGTTAGAACGACCTTCCACCACGTATTCAACGCGAACCGTAGCTACGCCCGTCGTGCAGACATCAGCCGCAGTAACCGTCATACGAACGTTCTGACCGACTCCACGATAACCCGTGGGAACCAGAGCAGTAGAACCCACTGCCTTGAGATCAGTCACACTGAGGTAACGATCAGCAACGGCAGAATCACCGATACTGACGTTGTACGTAGCCGCATCGAAGGCTACCGACCGATCCACACTACCGCCGGTCACCACCGCGCCTGGAGGCAAGGGGATGAGTTCGACAACAGTTGCCGCAACGTTGGAAGACCCAAAATCAACCTCAACTCCACTGGTATTAACCATAGTGTCATCAAAGTTGAACGAAAACTCAGCAACCAACGGCCACTGAGCTGAACGAGAGGCTGTTAATTTAGCCATTAAACTTTCTCCTTTAGCCGTTTAAGTTTACTGGGCAACATAGACGGACATGATCCCATGATCTTCTACCGTCCCACCAGAGTATTGCGTGTAAAACTGAGGCTTGAGGAAGCCAAGGATCTTCGATACCGAGACGCCTTGCTGGTTCTCGTAGTCAAAGCCTTTCTCGACCCATTCTGGAGCCCCAATATCAGCCATACCCAAGGCTTGCGCACCGCAGAACAAGATCTGGCACCCGTCGACGGCTCCACCTGCTCCGTACTTGTTTCCGCTAGCGGCCAAGCGAGTATTCGGAACATGCCGGAACTCATGGAAGTAGATGCCATCAATCTTCACCGCAGAACCTGTAAACAGACCGTTCTCGCTGTTACGTGGTTGTGCATGGCGAAGATTCTGCATATAGACATCTTCAAGCTTCAGTTTTGCCATAGCAGCTGGAGACAAGAACACATGGTAAGTTTCCTCACCACCTTTCTCTTTCACGCCACGGATGTAGTTATCCTTGGCATAGGCCTTCAGCTGTACGAATAACTCCCAACTCGGGGTATCCGTAGCATCGACATCAGTAGACGCACCGCCGATAACGAGACCATTAACTGAATCCCACTGAGCAATACGTTTACTGGATGGGGCCGCAACATCGCTGGCAAACTCAAGGTACGTCAAATCAGAGCCGGTTCGTGAACCGCCACTGTTTTGGACGCTGTAGGCAAGACCACCCATCGTAAGGAATGCAAGCTGGTCCATCCGATCTGCCAGCCAGTAAGCAAGAACGTCGCGAGAGTTATTACGAAACTCAACGATGCTCTTCTGGTCAGCCATACGACCTTCGTGACGGTTCGCATGACGCAACTGGTCAATACGGATCACTTGGTCGAAGCTTTTCATGGCTTCTTCGTTGCCTTCCAGGGTGCGATCTCCAGCAATGCCATCGCCCTCCAGATCCGTCAGCAACGTCAAAACGGCCCGTGCGCCCTTTTCAGACTTCTTGAGTTCAGTAATATGCTGAATGACGCTATTCGGGCCTTTACCCATAAACTGATTAATAAACGAAAAATTGCGGGCCTGTTTCCACAAGTCCATAGACCAGACGGTTTTCTGCTCGTCTGTAAGCAGGCTAAAGTTAGTATTCGCCATAGCGGCTACTCCTATGTTGAGACTAGAAATAAATATGTAGACATATCGCCGCTACCGCGAAGCTTCGCTCTTAACGAGAGCGATCCGGAGCCTTGTTTCGCCTAGGCTCAACGCGATATAAACCATTCTATGTAACCTATATAAACCAAGTCAAGACATCAGTTAATGTAATCCCCACGCATCTCTGCTAGTTTAGTATCAGGGAGTTTTTCAAACTCGGCATAGCTCATCTTCATAACAGCGGATGCATCGAGTGCTCCCCCTATTTTATCGCTATCTAGCCCAACGTCTTTTACAGATGCTGGTTGCTTAGCCTGAGCATCTATAGCTTTGGCTACAGCCGCTTCTTTCCTACGAAAACCTTCGTCCTGTACTGGAGATTGGGACGAGGTTGGGGGCGAGCCCAATATAGTGCCGATAGCTTCCTGCAGAGCATTCGCCGGGCTGGCTTTCTCTGTCTGTATAAGCCCAGCCATATACGCCTGGATTTTGCGCACAGATTCGCCATCGAAGTCAGCATTGTCAGGGTCGATAGCTGGATACTCAGACTCAAGCCTAGCTACCAATGTATCGTAATGTATTTCCTGCTTTGCCTCGTCTTTAGCATTATTCGCAGCGGTGGCAGTCCTATGATCAGTGATATTCGACTGCGCCACGAGGATCCGTTCCATCATGTCGCTAGCTTTGTCCAGATCACCATCTGCTAGCAAGGAGGTATGTTCTTTTACAAGCTCCTTTACATATTTAGCCGCCCCATCCAAATCGATCGCGGTGGCTCGCTGCTGCTCGCGCTGTTCAAGCTCTTGTAGCCGCTGAGACATCTGCTCTTTTTCAGACCGTTCTTTACGAACAGCCTCGTCGAAGCGGTCTTTAGGTATAAATTTACCCTTATCAGCGGTTCCTTCTGCAGCTACTTCTGCTACTTCTGCAGCTACTTCTGCAGCTACTTCTGCAGCTACTTCTGCTACTTCTTCTGCAGCTACTTCCTCGGTAAGGACTTCAGTTGGGATGGCTTCTACAAGGCCCTCATCCCCACGATCGATTGTTTCAGATACTTCGCTCATTCAGTTTTCTCCCGTTTACTATCAGTCATAGTGCGACGATGTTTAGCCCTCGCCGCCTCCATATCCATCTCATGCTTCGCTTCATCCTGTTCCATTTTGGCTTCAGCGGACGCGGCCTTAGTGTTAGCAACAGCTGCAGTGGCTTGTACCTGCAAACTGAGCTCCTCACGTTTCATAGCGATCTCTTCGCGCTTAAACTGTAGGTCCATCTCCATCTCCTCGCGCTTAATGTCCATCTCCTGCTTCATCCTACCCAGTTCCATCTGGACTTTCTGCATCTCGCCGGAATCACCTCCTCGCATCTCTTTTTCTGCTTTAAGCTGCTCCGTCTGGCTCTTGGCCTGCTTCAGTTCTGCATCTGCCTCTATCTGACTTGCTTCAGCTCGAAGGTTAGCCAGCTCAAGCTCGGCCTGCATTTTGCGCATCTGCGCTTCATACTGCTGCTCGGGAGACTCCGCGTGGTCTCTCATCGATTTTATAATATCAGAGCGCTTATTAAGCCGGCTATTCTCGATCAGGATATCATCAGGGATCTTCACACCCAGCTCACGCAGGCTCACTGCTTGCTCAAACTGGCTGTCTTCAAGGGTCTCTCTATGCGGGGTGTTAGACACTACTATGTCGTACTCCCCGATGGACAGATCGTTAAGGATCTGCCCCGTATGTGGGTCTGGCTGGTTAACCTCAATAGACTCCTGCTCGCCCGACACTCGGTTGGAGATGATATTTAAGATACGAGGCTCAGTGTAATAGGTCTGGATCAGCTCCAGTATGTTCCTCGCCAGGATAAAGTCTGTGCGGGCGATTGAGTCCATAGGTTTGGACAGGTTCAAAGACCCACGGCTCTGGTTCATGGCAACCGCTTTGGCCGACACGTCCTCACGGGCATTACCCGCCATATAGTCCGTTACGCCAGATATGTTCTTTATATGTTCCTCAGCTTTATAGCTGAAGCGGTCGAGTCCTGACGGAGTCTGATTCGGACTAATCTTCTGAACCACCTCGCCGGGAGAACCTTCGACCTCCATCACGAGTCCTGTCTCAGCTCCTCGCTGCTCCAGCTCCTCGATATTCATGTTCCGCAGCTTACCCGTCTGGACAATCCAGCCC